AAAGCCACTATTCCAACCAGCACCCAACTTAGCGACACGCCAATCAGTACCGTTCTGATTCCAACAGTGATCGCCAACAGGAAGTGCAGTGTTTCCGTTGAACTCACCCGGTAAGAACAACCAATCAAAATCTTCTGAATAGCAGAAAGCGGAAATATAACCGTTTCCATACTTTGCTGTCATTCCCGTATCTTCATAAGGTGCTGCCTTAATGTCATCAGCAAAACCATGATTTGCAACATAGGTTTCACACTCACCTGTGGTTGCGTTTGCATAGTGATTGATTCCATCAATCCACCACCAAATGTTGCCCCAAAAGTTTTCTTCACCACGATATGACACAATCTGAATACCGTTAGCGTTGACAACTGAACCTGATGCATTACCAAGGATGATTGTTGCACCTGTATTTTCTGTCATGGATGTTTTACCGTCATCAGTCTTTGAAACTGCACCGTTACCAATGACAGACTGCATATTGAAGGTTGCATATTCAATCAGCATAAGCATCTGTGAAGCGGATGCCGTCTGAACAACACCCTGTTCCCAACCAGTACCACGTTTTTCAGCAAGTTTTCTGATATTGCCACGGGTTGCGTTCTGTGTAAGTCCTGACAGCGGTTTTGCATTAGCAATACTGCATAACATATCAGCAGCAAAGTCAGCAACCTGTGAATCATCAAGAATGTACGCTGATGCAGATGCATCCCAAAGTGAACCTTCAAAGGCTGCAAGATATGCAACATCATTTTCCTGACCATTTACAATGAACGCCGGATGAAGTTTGAATCCCGCCTTTGGTGTATCTGATACATAGTATCTGATTTTTCTTGTGATTGCCCCCTTGGTTCTCTTTTCAGTTTTAAGCGGTACAACCTTGTAATAAAACTTTGGCTGTTCAACCATTACCTGAACGATTGTCCCGGCACTGAATTTCAGGTTTTTATCAGGTGATTCAGTACCTACCGGGTTACGGTCAACCGCCTGTGTCAGTTTTCCAGTAGTGGAAAATCCGGCTTCACCGTAATATGCAGCAACACGCCCGTCATTGGTAAGGTTGCAACGCTTTCTACCACCAAAGGCATTGATTCCGTCAAATCCTGAACCCGCTGAACGGTTTACTGCTCCGGCAAGTCTTGTGAACTTTTTATTTTCAAAATCCACTTCAACACCATAAATGTCACCGTCTGAATATCCAACAAAGGCTTTCAGATCAGCAATTTCTTTTTCAAGTGCCTGAATGTCACCAACCGTTGCATACGCACCCGGACTGACCGCAAGTGATACGTTGTCAGCGTTTCCTACTGTGGTATATAACTGTAAGTATGCAGCCGATACCGTAACACCGTTATATGGTGGCATATAACAGTTATTTGACTTTTCAATGCAGACTGCATACAGGATTTCACCCTTGTCAGGGTCAACGGCATATAAGCCAAGTGTACGCATATAGTAACCTTCTTTCAGGTCTACATTGGAATATGCTGCATCAATTTTGATTGCAACCTCATTTGTGCGGGTAACCTTGGAAACAAGGGTTGTCTGCTTGATGTTGCTAAGTGCGGTCAATGCCTGTAACTGACTTTCAGTGTACTGGGTACTGGAAGAACATACTTTTGTAAAATCAATGTTTCCTGACCCGGCAATCATCTTTGCCATAAGTGCCTGACCATTGTTTGTGATGTAAAGTTTTGAATACTCTGCCATCTTATCATTCCTTTCTATGTTGTTTTTATCTCAATGAAGTCTACCTGAACAACGCCGGATGCTGCCTTTGCATCCATATCTGCCCGGATTGTTTCATTAAAATCTGTTGAAATGGTTACCATTGCGGTATCTGTTGCCTTACCACCAAAGTTCACTGTACCCTGAACACTCACTGTTTCCTGACTGTCATTTGTGATGTTCAGCATTTCAGTCTGAACGATTCCACCACCAAAGACTGATGAACCGTTCACATCAAACACTTCCCGGAAATCGTTTGTGATGATAAATTCATTGATGAAGCAGATGCCACCACCAAAAAGAACAGCACCTTTGATGTTGCAAGGGATGCTGTTCTTAGATACAACCACAAGATTTTCAGGAATCATTGTGTTTATGATGTTTTCCAGTTCTTCCACCTGACCGTATAATTCAAGGTCAGTGTCAATATACAGTGTGTACCCGGTCTTGAAATCACCAGTCACTTCAAAATCACTGTCACCGCAAAGGACAAGCAACTTTTGAAGCAACACTTTCCAAGTGTACGGGATTGTGTTGAACCACTTGCTTTGAACCCTTGAACGCCTTGATTCAAGGGTATCATCAGCAGTTGGGTATATTTTCAGCATCTTTTCAAATCTGCTGATTCCATATTCATCAGCAGTTGAAATGAAGCGGTTACGCAAACACCTGTCGGTTGCCGACCACATCAGGCTAAATTCAGGGTTTTCCGCTTCAAGTGCTGCAACTGGTTCTTTGTAGTTCTGCATGAATGGCGGTAAGTATGAAACAAGGTCAACTTCTCTTATCATGCAGAAACACCCCCTAACTTTGGTATGCAAAATTCTGTCAAGGTCATATTGCTTGCTGTGCCGTTCAGCTTTGTCCCGGTCACATCCACCACACCATCAACGCCAAGGATGCGGTTTTCAATCTGCGATACCCTGACAATGGTTTGTGATGTTTCTGACCAGTTCTTTCTTAATTCCAAGAAGTACGCATCAACTGCTTCTGCAATGGCTGCCTTGGTATTTGACCAGTTGTGACCTTCTTCAAAGGTTACCGTGGTCTTGACCTCAATACTGACAGGTGATGCACTTGCTACACTGACCACATGACCGATTGGTGCAAGTCCGTAACCTTCCCCGGCAGTTTCTTCCGGGTCAAGTGTCTGCTGAACATATTGAACAAGTGTTGAACTTGCTTCACCATAATCATCAGAATCAGTGATGACTACATGAACAGTACCACCAACCGTCAGTTTCTTGTCCTTGGCTGCATTATATACGGCATCAAGCCACGGTTTGACTGCTGCCGGAACTGTTGAAATGATTGATTCATACCAGTTCTTGACCACTGTACTGACGATCATGTCAGCGGGTCTAATGTCACCATTCCAAACACGCTTGACCTTACATGATCCAACACCTTCAATACTTTTGACCTTTGCCATATAATCAGCGTGGTTGCCACCAAAGGACTGTTCATTGAAGCTGTCAAAGTAACGCTGTCTGAAAACTTCTGTATCTTCTTCATCTTCACCGGGAATAAGTACGCTTGTCAGGCTTGCCGTCTGCAATCCGTCAATATATTCCATTGGTATCATATCCCCAAGGTACTGATTGCCAACAACACCTTCTGTTTCACACTGAACCTTGTATGTTCCCTGTGTGATCTGTTCAGTCACAACATAGTTTATTTCACCGATGTTGAAACGCTTTCCAGTAACATCAATGTTTGTTGGTGTGAACTCACCCTGTAAGATTGCCTTGGTTGCGGGTTCAGGTGAAAGTCCCCTGTCCTTTGCAAGCAAGATCAGAAATTCCCTTGCAGCAGTATCACCGTATGAATTTTTTATCAGATATTCCAACTCAATGTATAAAATCTGAAATTCAATGGCTGTTGAACTATGCAGATCGTAAACAGGGGATGACGGTCTTTTGTCAATTTTGTCAGATACCCGGTTCATCATCCTTTCAAGGATAATGTCATAAGTCTGATCTTCATACATTCTAAATCTTCACCCCCTTCTCTGCTTTAATATCACCGTAAATTGTTTTTACGGTAAAATAGGCATGAACCACACCTTTGACCGTCAGGTCAAATTCAAAGTCGGTCACGCCCGTGATTCTTTCATCAACGGCTAACGCTTCACTGATTCTGCGTTCTAATTCAGGGCAAACCCAAGTGACAGGTTCACCATACAGGTCAAGTGTTTCAATGCCGTAATACCACGGATATATGATGTACTGATACCTTTCTGTTTGCAGTGTTCTGAAAATCATCTGCTTCATGGCATCCTGTTCATCCACAAGACCCCTGACTGAATCACCGTCTAAATCCATTTTATAAGTTAGGCTTGGCTGTGTTTCTATTTCAAAATCTTGGTCAAGAAAACCAACTGTTGAAGGAATCATTTGCCTATCCTATCCACAACAATGAAGCGTTGACCTTCTTGCTGTCTTATCAGGATAACTTCATCACCAACCGCCAAGCCATTGTGAATGATGATCTTCTTTTTTCCTGTAATTTTGTGAGTATGTGCAAGGTTCTTTGACCCTGTGTTCAAGTCAATGTTGCCACCGCTGCCATTGTCACCTTTTACAGTGTGGTTGTGGGTGGAAAGACTGCTTTCAGAAGTCCAGTCAACTGTTACCATTGTGCTAAAATCCGTCACATTTCTTGAAAGAATCAACTGTTTTTCACCAAGTATCATCTTCTGTTCAACATTGATTTTCAGCGGTGAAGCACTCACAACTTCACCAAAATATACATTTACGGGTTTCCCCGCTTCAACCGCTTCAACGGCTGCCCTTTTCAGGGTATCAACAAGTTCATTTGCATCAGGCAACAAATTCACCCCCTCTAAGTGTCAAATCCATCCAATGTTCACCTTCCTTGTAGGTATGCTTGCATTTTTCAACAAGCATCCAGTTTTTCAGTTTTACATCACCAAGGTCAAGGTTGATGACAACCATTGAACCCGCCCGCACTCTGTTGTCACCTAAAGCATTAGTGATTTTTAGGTTACGGGTCTTTTTGTTATACAGTTTCAAAAGGGCATCTGCTTTTGCCTGACCATTTTCACCTTTCTGCAAGGTGTCAAAATACTGTAAGATCCCCCACTTGTTAATGTTGGAAGAATCCTGTGTGATGTAAACATCACGCTTTCCTGTGTCCTTGTTATCATAGGTCAGTTTGATTTTGTTATATGTGTTTTCATCAATAGATGAAGTATAGTCAAAGTTTTGCCCGGTTTCTTCATCAATCATCAGGTACGCCCCCGGAACACCCACATACATAGATGACAGGCTTTTCAGGGTAAGTTTCCCAAAGTCATCATATAACACATACATTTCCCCGGTATTGGTCAGTGTCAGGTCAAGGGCATTTGCTATCATTTCAAACAGTGAAGTATTTTCTTCAACCCTTGATTCAATGACATACCCGGTATCATCCAGTGTGCCAAGGTTCAGGGCATAATCATCTGCAATCATTTTCACAAATTGGTTTGCCGTCTTTCCTTCATAGACCTTGGTATCTTTATTTTTTAAGTACCTCAACTGATCGTAGGCGGTGACAGTAATGATTTTGTCCTTGGTTCTCTGCTGCTTAAACACAAAACCAAAGAATACATTGTCACCGTCCACC